AAAGACCCAGTTCGCGGCTTTGTTATTCAAGTCGCCCTCACTATCAAATATCGAGTCTTAATAGCTACAGATCGGACAAAGTCAGCATCAAGGTCAACCAAGGTTGACCATGCTTCCAGATCCCGCCCGAGTAAAAAAGCGCGTGCTGAAATCTGCTCGTTTTTATCGATGGAGGAGCAATCCTGGATGGCCTGACAAATAATTGCCACGATTAAAGATTTTTCCGGAATTGGTCCAAAAGCGTGCTTGAGCAACATGCGCTGGATGGCAGCAATACCGATACGTTTTTCCGTGGTCATGCTGCCAGCCTTGACATGCGGTCAAGCATGACTTGCATTGATTTTTGCGCCTCGATAAATTGGCGTTGCAAAGCAGCGCGCTCATCCTCCGGCTCGACCGGTACAGGATCTGCATATCCCGCCTCACGGACAAAATAGGCCGTTAGAATGTGGCAGCCTTTTTCGCGACCCAGGCGGGCTAGCAGCAGTAATTGATCCGGGTCTAAACGGGTGGGTCTGTCAGGGTTGACGCAATCTGCTAACCAGCGGCCCGCCTCATCGACTGACTTCTCAGGCCGGATTTTTTGTGCCACCTGCTTATATCCACCAAGGCACATAATCGTGTCCCTGCAGGCGTCTAAGAGAGACTCATAAAATAATGCAGACTGGCTCATACAGACCCTTTCCGACCGCCTACGACTTTGTCGTAACGCGTCGTAATGACTAATTACGGGCAAAAAAATATGATGTTGCTCATGGATAACTTTTTATTAAGCACTAAAGAAAAAAGCCAAGCCGCTCTTACGATTGGCAAGGCAAAGCCCGCCCTTTCCGGGCGAAGCGAGGGAGAGGGTGCCCGCCCTACCCATTACTATTGGAGCTTCCGCGGACAGGAAACCAATAGCTTTGGAAAGGGCAGGCATGAACGAAGAAATAGAGGAGGTGCGCTGTGCTTCATTTCACGCCCTCACCTCGGGCTGTGGTTTGGCGGGGGAAGTACGGAACCATCTTGGTCTAATAACCTTGAGTTGCCATACACGATGAGGAGGGACCTCATCCTCCCACTGGGTAATTGCGCTAGGGGTAATGTTGAGCAGCTTGGCAAGCGCCGTCGCGCTGCCAGCGAGATCGATTGCTTGTTGTTTATCCATGCCATACTTTAGCACACTAAATATGATAGATGCAAGTACACTAAACAATTTAGATGACCTAATTGAGGGCATGCCCCTCAATGCACGAATTTTAGAAATAATTAAAGCCGGCTACACAAGGGCGCAGATAGCCCGCGCCGCCGGGAAAACCAACTCGGCTGTTACACAATGGATTTCTGGTGAAGTCAAAGAAATTAAAGCCAGCTCAGCCGCCGGCATACAGGCCGAAACTGGGTATAACTCCGTATGGATTGCTACCGGTAAAGGCCCTAAGCTAATCGCCAGCGCACAAGAACAAGCGCAATACACCGATTTTTATGGCGGGGGAGATAATGTACCCACCACTATCACACGCTTAAAACGTGTTTGGGTTGTAGGCCGAGCTTCAGGGGGAGTAATACTAGTCGTAATTGTATTGTAGCCTCACTTCACCCGCCTACACCACCTCGCCTCACGCTTAGTCTTGGCCTTGTGCGCCTCTACCGTGAGCCACTGCATATTGTCTACAGCGTCTCTGCCTTGGCACTTCAATGGGATTTTGTGGTCGATTTCGAATCCTGAGCAAGGCCCTCTACGCTGCCCATTTGCCGGGCAGGGATTTAGGCGTTTGAACTCAGCTTTGACGGCGTAGCTGCGGTGAGTTTTGGCTTCGGCGGGGTGGATTAGGGTGGCGGCTAGGGCGACTGTAGCTAATATCTGCGCGGCTCTTATCATTCTTCACCCGTTCTGCTTACTCTAATGTAACCCACCAGATTATAAATCCTTGCTTTTTCCTAAGACCGCCCGCGTGGCGGTTTTTTGTTGGGCGCTCGCAACTTGTTTAGTTGGCTAAAAATAAATACTTTAGTGCACTTGCATTTAATTGTTTAGTGTACTAAACTACTTACATCGCCTCACTAAACACAAAAGCAACCATGACACCGATATCACCCGACGAAGTCCGCCTTGATAGCCCCCAGGTCACAATCAAAATGCGCCTCGAACTGATAAAAAGACTGACGGCAGACTTACAAGACCTATTGGCGGAGGAGTACCTGCAGCGTAATACGCAGCACGATGTGCAGCGTCAATTGACCCCTTACCAAGATGCGCTGGGAAAAATTGTTTACTTTTTGCGGTCCATCCACGAGGTGGGCGGGAAATGACCTACGACGCCCTAATCGACCGCCAAGTCTGCCCGCCTTATAAGCATCTATCAGCCCACACGCTAGACAAAGTCAGCTCAATCTTATCCGAAGATTTTGCCGCCTGGCTATCTACCCACCCGCTTATCCAAGGCCAGATAGGCCGCTGGATGTCAAGCATGAATGATCAGGGCTGGCTACCTGTCAGCCGGGTCTATCAAGACTATATCGCCTCACCGCAATACGAGAGTCTGGCTGACTATTTAACCGATGACGATACCGCGTGTTTGACCATAGCACGCTGGGTCAAGCACTGTAGCGATGCCCATTGGCCCGGGGTTGATGGCTTGTATGACCAGTTTGTGGATTGGGTGGCCAGCCGTGAGTAGGGCTTGGCGGGAACACTACGACGGATATTTGCAAGAGCTAGAGTCAAAACAAGCACAAAAACAAGGTAATCATTATGAGCATAGCAACCATGATTTTAGGGCAGTCTGGAACCGGGAAAACGGCCAGCCTGCGCAATCTAGACCCAGCCCATACTCTGCTGATACAAGCCGTCAAAAAGCCCCTGCCCTTTAAAGCTAAAGGTTGGAGTACGTACAGCAAAGACAACCCACAAGGCAACGTTTTTGTTACAGACCAAGCAGCCACGATTGTCAAATTAATGCACGGTACAAAGCGTGATGTCATTGTCTTAGATGATTTTCAATATATTTTGGCAAACGAGTTTATGCGCCGGGTTTTGGATAAAGAGACGGGTAACGCAGCCTTTGCTAAGTACAACGAGATTGCACATGCAGCGTGGTCCATCCTAACGGAGGCTGGCTTACTCGCTGATAACAAACGTGTCTACATCCTCGGTCACACACAAGAGGATGAGTCAGGCCACGTTAAAGCCAAAACCATCGGTAAATTGCTCGATGAAAAAATCACCGTTGAAGGGCTACTCACGATTGTCCTGCGCACCAAAGTAATCAACGGCCAGTATCTATTTACCACTCAAAACAATGGTGTCGATACGGTTAAGAGCCCAATGGGGCTGTTTGACACAGACCAAATTGATAACGATCTAGCGGCTGTAGACGCAGCTATTACAGACTACTACCAAATCTCTCAAACTGCTTAAAAAAGGAAATACATGTACTCATTAAACGCTCAATCGGCCCGGGAAGCAGATAGCTCAGGCGCTTACTTGGATAAATCAGGTAAATACATCGGCAAATTTACCCGTGCAGAAAAGCTGGTATCTAAAAAAGGCAATCACGGAATTGGTTTTACTTTTCAGGCCGAGTCTAAACAAACTACAAAGTTTGACCTATGGTTAATCAATGTAGACCAGGTTGAGCTGCCCGCCATTAAAACGCTCAATGCGATTTTAGTTTGCTTGAGGTTAAAAGAGATCCAACCTGCAAAAGGCAAGGTTGAGCGCTATGACTACGACACTAAAACTAACAGTGTTGTAGACGCTGAGGTGTTCCCGGATTTAATGAATGAATCGATTGGGTTAGTGTTGCGCAACACCGAATACTTAAAAATGCAAGACGGCGTCTACACCGGTCACTCTGGCTGGAAATTAGAGTTGGTGGTGCCTTTTGACGCAGAGTCAGAGCTGACTGCTAGCGAGATTCTGGACCGCAAAACCAAGCCGGAAAAACTTGAGGCGATTGTCGCGAGGCTAGAAGACAAGCCGCTAAAAACACAGTTGCCTACCGCAAGCAAAGTGCTAACCACGCACCCCCCGAAGTCTGCTCCATTTGACGACGATATCCCCTTTTAACCGGAGGCCGCCGTGTCTATCACTCTCTACTCAGCCGCCAACGAAGTCCGCGAACTCATGGCTCAAATGGATCCGGAGACCGGCGAGTTGCCTGCTGAGTTTGGCAGCGCGCTACAGCTAGCCAAAGAAAAAGCAGGCGCAGTTGCTGCTGCGATTGTGTCTAGCCGTGTGCAGCGTGAGGCGGTCGAGGCACATGCAAAAAAACTGCTTGCGGAAGTTAGTAAGGAGGAGGCCAGAGAAAAGCGCTGGATCGCTTATTTGCTGGCGGGGATGCAATCTGCGAGCGCGACCCAAATCATTGATTCTAGCGGCGTTACGTTAGTCCAAAGGTGGCCAGAGCGTGATGCGGTGGTAGATATTTTGGATGAAAAATTGATCCCCGAAGAATACATGCGTCAACCGCCGATAAAAGTACCTCCAAAAGAGCCTAACAAAAACTTAATGAAAGCGGATATGAAAAAGGGGATCGATATACAAGGCGGGCGGTTGATTTTTAAAGACCGGATAAAGGTGGGGATATGACTATGGGCACAGACACAACGGGCTGCTTTGAAACGGATATTGAGGTGGTGGGATGAGCCCTAGACACCATGATTTGAAAATACGGCCGCACTATTTTGAAGCTGTTATAGAGGGCCAGAAAACTTTTGAGATTCGCGAGAATGACAGAGACTTTCAGAGCGGCGACACGGTGAACCTAGTTGAACAATACTTAGTAAGAGGTCACGGCAGTGTCACAGGACGTGAATGCAGCGCAGAGATAGGCTATATCACCGACTACGAACAGCAACCCGGCTACGTCGTGTTTTCTTTGCTCAAAGTAAAACAAACAAAATGACTCCCAACGAACATTACCTACTCCGACGGCTAGCATTTTGTTTATTAGCCATGGGGATGGGAGCCGGATTGTGTTGGGCAGCAACCTATCTTTTTGCCATACAAATAGGAATATGTATATGACAACAAAAATTGAACAGTACAACACAGCAAAGCGCGAGCAAACCACCTGCCAAGCGTGGGCGGCGCTGATTGGTAGCAAGTATCACGGCGGCGGTGGCGGCTTTGGCCAACTGAAAGAGCTGCAGCTTGCTAAAGTGGCTGTGTACCACCAGTACAGCGACGGTGCGAATAATTACCACGATATTCCAGCCGCACTAGCTCCACACCTTTGCGCCGCGATCAAAGCGCGATTTGGCGAACTGGTGGCGAATGCACTGGCCCGGCAGGACGCAGCGCTAAAAATCGCAGCAGCAGAAGCTCTAAAAGAGCACGGTGAACTGCTAGAGGCGGCGGGTCTTGTTGTAAATGAGTATTGGGGAACAAAATGACCCACATCAAAAATCACCTATCCGACCTCGCAGCCTACCTGCTAGGCGCAGGAGTAGTAGCTGGATTGTGCTTAGGAGCGCTTGAGGTTTGTGTGAGGGGGGCGTGTGTATGAAATCTCCCGAAGATCAATTTATAGAAACAATATTAAATTTAATTGATACATATCAACATCAAATGCAAGAAAGTATCGATAAACACCTACCTAAGGAAATAGCTTTAGCTTTATCTCAATACAAAGAGGACGCAGAAAAGTGGCGTGAACATGTAGAGCAAAAAAATGAAGTTATTAATGCTGGTATGGGTCGCAATCCCTTTCGTAAGGAGGAGGATGTATGAGTAATGCAAAAGCTCAATTAACTTTATATACCACATGCCCTCGGTGCAATTATGACTTTGATTTATTTGATATTCAACCGGATCTAGACCCCCATGAAGTGGACACTTTTAAAGCAGTATGCCCAGGGTGCGGCCATGAATTTATTGTTGACATCACCGTCTAGAAAAGCAAAGAAGGACATATGAGAACCGATATACAAATACTAGGCGAATTCGTGGGCACAGTCTCAGCAGTCAGAGACGGCTACTACCCATTTAATCCAGCCCGTGGTTATTCAGCCAGCGATCCTGAGCTTTTTGATCCTGAAAATATAGATCATTTGCGTAGTTTTTATAGCCACACAATGGGCCTTTTAGATGCGGCGCCAGAGGTTTTATTTGAGGCTTATTACGAGCTGCAAATGGCAAGACTAAAACCGCTTAAAAAAGTGACGTGTACCGAAAAGCAGAGTTTTGTTACACGATTAAAAAACATGTGTTTAGCAACGACATAAAAGGATAGATATATGAGCAAAGAATCAAAATCAGCGGGTAGTGCTACCACCTTAGGTCTGCTAGGAGTAGCTTTTGTCGTACTCAAGTTAACCGGGGTAATCGATTGGAGTTGGTGGTGGGTGACATTGCCGTTTTGGGGCGGGCTTGCGCTGGTGGGTTCTGAATTTAACGATTTCGAAATCCACCGTTACAAAAATGAAAAAGATTTACAAGATTTAGCACTTGCAGAAGATTGCACAAACGAGGATCAATCATGAGTAAAAAATATGATGATTTTATTGCGACAGTAGAGAAGCTTTGTGAAAAACATGACGTCCGAATTGTTGGCGATGTACGTGAAGATTGTTATCTTGTCATCTCTAAGGACGACAGATACTACGATGACCAACCCCTTTCTAGCCTTTTTGCAAACAGAATTTCCAGGGGACGACTATGACCACACCATGGCCACCAGAAGTATTAGATTGCGCTAAGCGGCTTGCTAAAAGCTTGGGGTATGAGGAATGTTGCATCCATGAGGTAAATGGACGAATAGAAGTTTATAGGCATCTTATTTGGGACAAAGTAAGCGAACGCTCTACATTGCGAATCTTTCCCAGCAAATCAAAATCTATTGATTGTGCTTGGCATACCCTCGACCCCCGCGACCCTACTGTGTGGGGGGCGCTGATCGGTAAAGATAAAGTGCAAAAACTTGTTTACTACTACGAAAAATCTTACCTCGGCGGACGTTTTATAGCAGGCCATAAAAACATATCAACAGACCCAGGCCTAGCCGTCTGCGAGTCTTACAACGAGCTTAAAAGTAACGGCCGGGGCAAAGCTAAACCTCCCCAGAAATTTAGCACCGAGGAAATATGCGGTTTTTTCGAAGTGCCAATCGAGATTTTGAGGTGAGTGTATGAATGCATGGATAGATGCAAGCTTAGAAAAGCCGCCAAAGCTAACCACTGTATTGGTGCAATGCGAGGGGCTAGATCTTCCCGTGCTGGCTTATTGGGTCCCTGCGAATACGGTAGATCGTGGCTCTTTACAGCAGGATGATGTGGTGCACTCAGTTTATAGACCCTACCCCGAAGGATGGTACGCGGGGGAGTATGGAAAAACTGTACCCCTACCTTTAAACCACAAAGTAATCAGCTGGAAGTATGGACCGAGTTGGAGTAAAGAATGAGTGACGCTTGGCAGATCATCTATGACAACGACACCGGCGCTGAGGATGGTGGGTTTTGGGAGTGGTGGGACGTGACTGATGGTAATAGATCGTTTAGGTGTGACTCGGAAAACGATGCTAAATGGCTGCTGGAAAACCTAAGTAGGAGTAAAGAATGAAAAACGATTACCCCTCCCGCTGGGTACGCGCGGGCAAATATGAGCATATAGCAGGGATGACAGCCGAGGCAGTCAGCATCGCCCGACGCAAGGGTAAGCTGGTGGACGGCAAGCAGGTTAAGCTTGGCCCCGATGGCAATCTATGGGTCAACGTTCCGGAGATGGATCAATGGGTAGAGACGGCGGGAAAATCCAATGCCCACGCGGCGTAACAATCCGTGAGCATGCACATGCACAACGTGTCATTGTTGCGTTTACCTATCAGGGCATCGAATGCCGCGAAGTTACAGGGTTACCGGCAACACCAGCCGGGATAAAGGTTGCCGCAAATTTACGGGGTGAGATTATCCGCAAGATCGAAAACGGTGTATTTGTCTATTCAGACTATTTCCCGAACGGCTCAAAACTCAGTTTGTTTGGCAGGCCTGCTACTAAGATCACAGTAGGCGATTTACTCGATAAACAAACGTCCGCCTATCAAGCTGCCTTGCACAATGGGGCAATAAAACGTAGTACCTATAACGGCTACATCAAAGACATCCACCGGATGCGTAATGACTGGCAAAACGTATTAGTCAGCGATGCCACGCCTACTAAATTAAAAAACTGGATAAGCCTTTTAGGTCGCAGCCGTAAGGGCATCACTAACTTACTGACGCCGCTACATAGTGCTTTTGAGGATGCCCTTAATGACGGCTTAATTGAGTTTGACCCGTTTAGCCGTATCTCACTCAAAAAGCTATTACGTGACTATGCCAAGCGCAGCGTAGCGCCGGACATGCTGCCCTTTGACGCAATGGAGCGGGCGGCAATAAGCGCCAAAGCCGCGCCAGAAGAACGTGATTTACTAGAGTTTTGGTTTGCCACTGGCTTAAGGCCGGGCGAATTAATGGCCCTCGAGTGGGGACATATCGACTTTGTGCACAAAACCGCCAAGATAATACTTAACCTAGTCGACAAAGAGGAGACCGACCCTAAGACCGCTGCTGGTTTACGGGATGTGGATTTAAGTGATGTTGCCCTTAAAGCGCTGGCCAGCCAAAAACCACGTAGCTTTTTAGCGGGCGGGAAAGTCTGGCTACACACTAAGACTGGGCAGCCGTGGGCGCACCACCAACAATTACGGCGTAGCCTATGGGAGCCCTTGCTCAAACGGGCGGGGGTACTGTATAGACGACCCTATAACATTCGCCACACCTATGCAAGCGCACTACTCACCCAGGGTCAAAACCCGTGGTATGTTGGCCAGCAACTCGGTCATAATGACGTAGAGTGTGTGTATCGGGTGTACGGCAAATTTATCCGCCAGGACTACCTAAAACCGCGCTTAGTTGCGGTCCAAACCTAACGTAAATCGCACGCGCTCCCCGCAAACCCGCATGGATGCTCAATATAACCGGGGTTCGAATCCCGCCTTCTCCGCCATAATTTGCCTAGCTACACAATGGAGAGACGCCCATCACGGGCGTCTTTTACCGTCTAAAACCGTACCTGATTCGCACGTATTTCGCACGCGTTTTGGATAGGGAAATTTACATCTGATCCCCAAAAACAAGCCGGTCAATAGCGTTCGCCGGATTTACTTTGCCCACGAACTTAACGTTCTTGCCGTTTTCCCGCATGCCGTTCTTGCATATGTCGGCTAAAGGCGTTAGAATTATTCATGTTGATACCTTTTGATAGGGGTTGTTAACACTCAGCGCCTCAACTGTTTCAGCAGTCGGGGCGTTTTCTTTTGTGCTCATGCGGCTTCTCTTTCTTGACCTAATACCGGCAAGACTGTGGAAGACCACTTGATTTGAGTCACAGGTACACCGCTTCCATGCTTTTTACCTGTGTCGTAAATACGAGCAAACTCACGGCCAGCGTCTGTTACCTCCCAGACATCACCACGTTTCATTTGCATTCCAGCTTCAGCAAGAAGCAAGTTCAGCCCACGTGCGCTAGTTCCAATGCGCTTGCCTAGCTCAGTAGGAGTAAAAAAAGCGCTTTCCTGATTGGCCGCTTGCAAATGAGTTTGGCCTAAACCCTCTAAAAGGTTTACTTGCGATAAGTGCAACACTGCTTGATTGGCACTAATAGCTGCGGCATTACGGTCACACCCTAGTAAACGGGCAATGCGAAAGAACGGAGGAAAAGCCTTTGCTGCTTCGACAGTGATACGGAGGGGGGAGGCAGTTGATATCTGAGCGGTGTAGCTACCTGTTTTGCGAATTGAAGGCAAAACTTCATCAGTGACCCAGCGTTTGAAGCGTTTTGCGGCATCTTTAGTGCTACCCATGATTAATGCATATAAACCGGACTCGTTGACGAAACTGGCCAACTGACTACGACCGAGGCTATCGATGATGTCGCGTTTTGCGACGTCATCTGGATCCGCATGCTTGGCTATTGCAGCGCGCGGGTTTGCCAACTCCAAAGCGGCGCACACGTCGTTGGCATTAAACCAGGCTATCCCCCGGTCGTCAGTTACAACACGGAGTTCTGTATTTTCAAAGTTAAAGGGGACTATGTTATTCATACGCATGCTCCTTCACACTGCCCAGCTACTATTTGTCTAAGGCATGCCACAATTTGCCCGTTAAAAGTTCTCTCTTCTTGCTTAGCTAATTCATGTACTGCTTTGTGAAGCTCCGGAGGGATGCGCAAAGATGTTTTCACGTAATCTACTTGCTTTGTAATATTCATTATTTCTCCTTTGATTAAGTCACGGTGACCATACGGAAGAATAATAAGTCACCGTGGCAATTAATGCAAGTGGTTTTTTGCGGCACTGTGACGCTACAATTAAATCTATGGCGACTAAAACCTCAAACACCGGCCGAGAGTCGGATAAATTTACGCTTCGTTTCTCTGAAGGTATGCGGGAACAAATAAGAAAGGCCGCGGAATCAAACAATCGGACTATGAATGCCGAGATAGTGGAGCGCCTGCAGAAATCGTTTACGCAGCAAGTTGGGGCAGTAGGATTGCTCTCCTCTGAGTTCGGCCTCCCCACTTTGGAAGACCCTCGAGAAAATCCTGATTTATATCGACATGTAGTGCCTATTCCGGGGAAAACGTCACAAGAACAGCGGCAAGAAGAAAATCAAAAATACTTAGCAGCGGTGCACAGACTCCTGGAAACCACTTTAATTCCTCACGTCAAAACAATGCTAGAGGAATACAAAGAGCAGGAGCGGAATGAAAGAAAACGACTCATGGAGATAGCACTAGGCGGCGCTGAGCCTTTTAGCAAAGCCAAAAAGCCTAAGGCTTAAGCCCCTGCACCACAGCCCGGCAAGCCAGCGCATCCGCCCTCCACGCCTGCAGATCAACAGCGCCTGCCCTGATTATCTCGGCCGGTTTGTCTTTAGGTAGACTTAAGCGCGTATCCAACGGGGTGAGCCCTAAGTCTGGCGGCTGGCAAGCAATAGGCACGGGTATTTGTACTACCTGCCCTGGTGTAGTGCAGCCAGTCAAGCAAAGCAAAGTCAATAGGGCTACTCTCATTTACTAAACTCCCTGGCTAGTGCATCCATGTCTTTTTGGCAATTGCCAGTGATAGGCACGGACGCGGCCCTTACCATTGCCACTTGCCCCTGCGCTTTAACCTGACTAGCTACACGCCCCGCTTGCTTGGCCCTAGCTACCTGCGCATCCCCCTCTACTTTTAAGCGTGCTATTGCTTGATTTTGGAGGGCAATGCCCGCGTTGCAGGTAGCCAGAGTTTGTGTGACAGTAGCCAAATCAGCCGTCTTAGAGTCGATAGTTTTACCCCGCTGCCAATACCCAAAAGCTAGCAGGCCATTGGTAGCCAGCAAGGCTGCGATTATGGGCAGCGCAATCGGGGCTAGCAGGCGGGATAGGAGGGTAAGCATTAGCTGTTAAATAGGTCGACTTCAGCGTCGCGGCGGCGTTTTAAGCCTCTTTCGACAGGCGAGCCCGGTGAGACCCAGCGTTCGAACTCTTTAGCCGCCCCGGCATAGTCGCCGTCATTAAGTTTTTGCAGCAAAGTGGAGGGCTCGCCAGACCTGAGTTTGATGATGCCGTTTCGACGTTTAGATCCGTAGCCTACGTTAAAGACAATCGACACCATCGCATCAAATTGGCCTTGCGTTAAATCAACCGTGACTGCCTCATTAACAATGGCTTCGCGGGCCTGTACATCCTTTACTAACCGTTCATCGGCTTGCTCCTGCGTCCACACTACCCCCTCATAAATATCCGGGCCGGGTGCGCCCCAGCCAAGTGTCCAGGGGTCCCCG